GTTACGGTAATATCTGGGGGCGAATCATTAGGAATCGTAGTGGTGCTTTGCATTCCCGGTATGTTACCGGACTTAATCGAGTCCACAGTCGCTGTACGCTTACGTGTAATTACCTCTTTATAAGTAATCCCCCACTTCCAAATACCAGTCCCAAGATGGGCCATTTGTTCCAATCCCCACTTTGTCTCAGTTTTAAATGAGCATTCATCAAGTAAGTATGAAAACATAGCTGATTTAGCATCTACAACATTTTGTGAAGTCCCAGGATGAGGACGTAGAACAAACGGTGGATCGGTGTAGAACAGGCCCTTATATAAGGAGGGTACAATTGCATTTACTACTTTGGCGACAGTGAATCTCTGAACATTTGGTTCAAGAATATAGGTATTCTCAAACACCGACATTGGGCGTGGACTTTGGAAAAGTAAGTCTGAATCTCTCCACAAAAGCGCATATTGTTTGTTCTGAATAAAGGCTTCAGCAGTACTAGCTGAACCTACTACTAATGCAACTTCGGCATCGGAGTTCTTTAGCGTTCCATCAGTTTTGTAATCGGCACCTGTTAGTTCTCTGGTTGGATTTGCGCTCTCATTTTCTATTAATGCCATTACTGCTCCTTGCCGGTCTTTTTGATATGCCTGAATAATTCGTGTAACTCAACCATCTCACAATAAAGATGTAGAACATAGATGGCAAATGGTGAGTCCGAAACTTTCTCTCCCGGAAACTCGTACTGAAATCTTCTGAGGACACTCTCTCGAATGTCCTCATATCTCCGTAGGGCCATCGTACCTCCCAGATTACTTCTTGGGTTTCTTTCCGTCTTTCTTGCTCAACTTGTCGATCATCTTCTTGTCAGCTTTCTTATCTTCCTTCTTGAAAGCCTTAACCAAATTGTCTTTCTTAGCCATTAGTTCTCCTAGTTGTAAAGATCAGAAAGGGGGTCTGAATACTGACTCTCTGCCTGTGATACGGGACTGTTCTCCCTTTGAAATGTTGTTGCTGGACTTTCATCAATCGGTCCTAACTCATTGAACTTGGAATATCTACCAAGGCAATAAATCATGTCATGCATCTGCTGAGACTTTTGATTGCTCACATAGTCTTGATTGACAGAGTTAACGCGGTTGTCCATGTCTGCATAAGCGCCGAATTGGTCTACAAGAAGTGAGATAGCCGACACAATATCATCATGTGCATCATCACTTGTCCCTGTAAACTTCTCCATCTCGTTGTAGAGTTCTTCTAATCCTTCGCAGGAATTTAGAAAATACAACCGTTCGTCGCCAAGTAGTCTAAGTACTGGTTTAGCCTTGAGTTGCTTAGACCGCAGCTTACTGCCAAAACCAAGGGTACAGTATTCAACGGGTATAGAGATTCTAAGCTGGTCCATTTCCCGTCTGAGTTCTCGTCCCATCCACTTAACACCAATTGAGTCCTCAATGGCAATTCGCTTTGGTTGCCACTTATAGCCAACGTTTGCGATGATCTTGGGAAGGTCATATTCGTTATATCTTCCTCTGGTCATGTTGATAATGTAAAACCTACCGCCGAAAATCAATGCAGTAAGAATGACTGTGTAATCTGCCCATGACTTGACACTGTACGCTGTGTCAACTGCCGTTACTACAATACCGCTAGGAGGAAACTGGCTGTGAGGAATTGTTCTTCTTATCAGCAGTTCTCTGGGGAACTTAATCTTGTTTATCTTTCTAGGGTTGTTGAGATACTTAATAGCAAAGTAGCCAGTATCACCTTCGGTGTCGTCTAAGTCGGAATCGGCCTTCTGTTCTTTTAACAGATACTCGTAGTTGAGTCTTTCCGGGAACCATAGAATCCAGTCCCCTTTCTTCATTTCCTCTTCGATCTTGCCGACTAACTTAGCTTCTGGGGTTGGCCACCAACACGCTCTCAAAAATAACTTGAAGTAAACTCCGCTGTTGAATTGCCCACTATCCACACTGCCTTTGATGCTCTCAAGCATTCCTTCGGTCACTGCGAACTTCTCTTCCTTCTTGATAACAGTTCCATAGTAATCATTTTCGTCATACCATGTACCGATTACGTCAAAGAAACCGTAAGGATGCATCATAGCTTTGTTAATACTGATCTGCTTGTTAATATCCTTGATTCGAGTTGCTGTCTTGCTGTTCTCGTTTGTAACCACATCGTCAAGCTTTAGTACGCCAAAGTGCATACCTGATAACGCTTGTTCAATAGACGCCACACGAAGTGTTGGTTCTTTGTCGTCTCCACCAGCGGGTGTCTGAAATTCAGATTGAATTCCGTTATCCGGGGGAACGCAGTGTTCCGGGAAAAGAACTTGAAAAAGACTATCTGACCATTCTCCGTTAGATTTGTCCATTAACTGGCGATGTTTGTAAAGAACCTTCTTTCCGTCCGATATATTGCTCTCTTCCTTCGTGAAGTGCTGTTTTACTTCACTGATAAAATCGTTTGACAACCTGAGAGAACCTGTTAGAATCAAAATGGTCACTGCCGGGAAACACAAAATCCACTGTACGCAGTCTGCCATGTCGATTGAAGACTTGAAGCCGCCTCTAGGAACGAGTAACAATCTGTCTTTCAAGTCTGTATACTGGTTAGCGAACTGTTCGAACGTAATGAAAGTTGGGTCTTTTCTGACAAAGAAACTGTTACAAATCTCTTCGTGTGAAAATACGGTTGTCTGGTTATACTTCTCTAGCAAGTGGCACAGGAAATACAAATTAGTTTGCGCTGCAAACCTGTATAGAAGCAACTTCTTGGTGTCTTCCGGTTCTGGTTTAACTTTTCCTAGTTTCTCGGCCCACGTCTTGTAGACCAAATCCTTTTGTGTCTGGGGGAGTCGGGCAAAGCTTAATGCTGCCCTCTTAAGAAGTTCCTCTTCAGATAAATCCCTGTGCTGATAATTTGGTAAAGCCTGACAGTAATTGTAGAGTTCGTCTAGTTTTTCTAACTGCATATCCTCTCCGATTCGCTAATTAGCTAATTAGGGGATATGTGGACCAACTAAATACGCTCCAACACTAATTGCGGTTCCGGTATATCCCTCTACTTTTTGCCAGAATGTCTTTGGTGTGATGATCAGTTTTGTATAGTAATCTGCTACCTTCTTACCGTCTGCTGAGATTGCATCGCTGTTCGCCGCAATGTCTGAACTCGATTTCATTAGAGAGGCAAAATCTCGTGTAGCACCCTGTACGGCATCCGACTTAATCTCAGCCCTAATATCCTCTATTCCACCGTTTGCATTGGTAAGAATTGGTCCTAGACCTGTGTTGGCTGTGATGATTAACTGGTTTCCAGAATTGATGGCCGTTGTTGCTGCGTCTGCTGTTGTGTTTATGTGCTTTGTGGTATCGTTTACGCTGTTTACAGCTACAGTAATCAGCTTGTCGGTCTGTGCTACCTGTCTTTGTGTTGTAACCGTTATGTCGCTGATCTTAGTAACTGTCTTGTCTATGCTGCAAAGTGTTCCGTTAGCTAACAACAGACCGTTTGCGTCTTTAGTGTTACATGGGCGGTTTACAATGGCCAGTGTCGTGTTGAGACTGGCCACTGTTGTTGAAAGATTCTTTACAACAAGTGCTGTACCTGTCGATGTGTCACTAAGAGACTGTCCCGCTTTTCCCCATTGGAATAATGCCCAACCGAGAGTAATCAGGACCGGAATAAGTAGAATGCCTACTGTATTGAGAATCCACTTATTCATTTCGCCTCCTCTTAGGCTGTTTAGACTACTGGTGCAACGACGGCTGCTACAACAGGGAATGCTGCAACAAGTGAACCCAATTCAGTAACTACCTTGCCCACTGTTGCTTTGCTAGTTGCGCTTACAACGTTAGTTGCTGTCAGAAGTGCTGATAGGTTGGTCTGAACCGAGCCGATAACACTTGCCACACTAGGTGTTGCGCCAAAGTCATTGATTAGGCCGCTGGCTGCAATAAGATCACTCTGTGCTGTAGTTAGAGCCTTTCCAACTAATGCACCCGCTGCTGTACCTGCTTCTGCTGTCACAACGGTCTGTAGTGCTGGACCGGCGTATGTTAGAACCGTATCCGCAATCTTTTCGATTGTTGGCGCTTCTTGGTTGAGTTTCGCTAGTTCCTTCTCTGCCCATGCTGCGAAGGTGTGTTCCTCTGTGATAAGCCATGTAAATACGTTTGCCATTTTTATCCTTGTCTCCTCTTGTTCTTGTGTCTTACTTGGTGGTGCTAATTGTGGTGCTAACTGGTATGTCGTCAACTTCACTGGTTGAGTTAACGGGTGCTGCTTGAAAGGTGCTGGTGATTTGAGAATTTCCCCTTACAATCATGTTATCGACTACGATAGGTTCGACAGGGTGACCCTGCTTCAGAGTTATAAACCCAATCGCCCAGTCGAATAGGAACTTATAGGCAAGTCCCCATGACAGTCTGTCAAAACTTCCCGGTTTCGGCCATGCGGCAAAAAAAGCATTCGCAAATATTCCTCCCAGAATTGTGTTTGTTACCGCAGGATTCGATAGCGCGGCCCATACCGACGCTACTAGAGTTCCTGTGACTATCATATTATTCCTCGGTTATTTTGAATCTAGCTGATTTTCTTCCACTCCAGTTTACAGCTTTGTCTGAATCGTTGCTCTCTAAGTGATACCCTATAATTTCAGGAATCGAATGTCTTTCCGCCCTTGTCCATTGTGTTGCAAACAATATGTCGCTTCTAGCTGCTGTAGTATGTTCTGTAGGATAGTTTTTAACTCCTGATACCGCTGGATTCCATAACTGAAAAAATCCTAGTGGAACATAACCACCATAAGCACACACGCGCGTTCCTATCGGAAAAGCGTCTGTATGTACCCATGTGTAATCTTCGTGCTGAAGATGTAGAATCTCTTTTTCTCTAAACTCGTGCCATGCTTGCTGGCCTTTCACAATGAAACGATCACAACCATATAAGAAGTGTTTGTCTAGTTTTGCCTCTTCAAGTAGCCGTCTAGTCTGTGGGGGAAGCCACATATCGGCGTCTAGATGTAAAAACCATTCATTCTCTTTGGCGTGTTTAATGCCAAGTGCTTCTAATCCTTCTTGGATTCCTGCACCTTTGCAGAACTGGCCTTTGCGTGTATTCAGGGCATCTGTTGGAATAGCTTTCACATGATAAAACTCGCAGACCCGTTTGGTCGCTTTGTCTTCATGGTCTGTAACTACAACTATCTCGTTGAATAGAAACTTGTTCTCCGGGAGCGTGTACCTAAGAAAATCATCATATTGGCTGCACACCACAACCGCTTTCAAGCAGAACGGTTCTTCCGGTTTAGGAACTGGTACAGGACACGGCTCTTTGTATCCCTCAACATTCGCCATTTGGTCCTCCTAAAACCTATATTTATGCGACTTCTCTTGTACGTACTGCTGGTTAGCGTTTACAAACACAACATCATACAACTTGTCAACCGCTTCTTCAAACGTTTTGCCCCACTGTTCAACCTTAACTGAGTAGATTGATGTGTAAGCAAGAACGTTTACTTGTAAATTGTCAGTACCATATGCCGTTGCGTGAACGGTAACAATGCCGTCAACTTGTTTTACAATCCTCTTAAGTTTTTCTTCCGATGTAAGCTGTTCCGGGTTATACTCAAGAAGGCCCATTGACACGTTAGTTCCGGGAAAGTACCTTGCCGTGTCGGGTTCTGGCGCAGACCTGTTTAAAAAGTGTCCCCTGCTCATGCTCATTTTC